ACGCAGCATCGGTCCTTTCGTAAATGGCAGGCCTGTTGTTGGCCGCCAAGAATATTTTGCCCTTCGGTGGATAAGTGAAAAACTTCCCGTAAAGCTCCCGGCAGGTCTGGGGGTCTCCTCCGGTCCATGACTTAATGACAGTCATCGAGAACCGGCTTCCCTCTTCGGGTTCTGCTGTAGTGATGATTCTTGACCCTATCAGAGCCGCCAGATCATCTCTCACCCGCTCATTCTTGGACAGCAGGAACGTAGAGATATCTGCATTCTTGGCATATTCCCCTCCCAGCTTCCTCATCACTGCCAGGAACACGCTCTTTCCGTTATCTCCATCCGCCCCATACAGGAAAAAGAAACACTTTTCGGCCATACTACCCGTCAAAGAGTAACCCATAACTCTCTGTATATATTCAATAATATCCTGGTTGCCTTCAAACGTATCATTCAAAAATTTTGTCCACCGATCACATTTAGCGTCTGGATCAAAATCATAGTCAACTATTTTAACAAGGTTCTGGGATTGCTCATGAGGATACAACTGAAAGTCGTTTAAATCCAGTGTTCCGTTTTGCATATTCAAAACACAATCATTCGAATCCAACTCTAAAACCGACATCGAGAAAGCTGTATTCTTGGCTGCCAACGCTAACGTCGCATTATAAGCCGAGTTGTTGCCACACTCCGCGGCAAATGCGGCCAGCTTCTTTCTTGTATCACTATCTGCCGCTGTCTGCGCTTCCTCATAGAGCCCCCTTATAAGATCATCGACCGCCGAAAATGGAGCTGTCTCATCTCTCGCCCAGTTCTTGCCAGTCCATGTAATCCAGTCTTTATATTCTCGGACATATTTGAGGTCGTGGCCGTGCAAATCTATGAGCCTGGCCACGTTGCCTCTATTATTCAGAGTATATGATCCTTGCAAGACTACTGCCGGCGTCTGCCCTACATAGCCCCCCGCCGCCGCCCTGGCTGCCCTATCTCTCCACCCAGGTTCCCACAAGTCCCTGAGATCATGCCATCCTTTTCCTTTGCACGATTCATGGAAACAGCCAAACGTCCTCTTTCCGTCTTCTCTCTTCCCTATCCGGGCTTCACCCCGATTGTGACCTGAATTGAATGGGCATGTGTCGAGGATCGCAAACTCCCACTTACCACCCTCCTTATCAATCCATGAATCAATCCGGGAAATGCTCGCTCCATGTAACTCAGCATATGCACGTGGATTAAACTCTGTCTGGCTATCAGCAGACATATTTTTAATCCAGTCCACATCTGCCGGAGCACTTCCGACTAATGCCTTTAATTGGTCTTCTGTGACTGTTTCATATGTGTCTGGATGCTCGATTATTCTGGCGATCCTGTAGGGCCTGCTCGGGGTGTCGTCTCCCTTTCGCACAACCGTCCCCGGAACTTTCCAGATCCGGCTCGGGTTAAACGTGGTAGCATCAACTTTGCTTTTATCATCGGAGAACTTTTTTCCAAGTGTTTCAATACATCTCTTAACTAAATCTATGTTACTTTTATTATTTTCTAATCTTATCTTAACTACCAAATGCCCACCGTTGCCCGAGTCCGCAACCATAAAAGCGTTCTGTGGCCAGCCGATTGAAATCAGATAATCCCGGATCTCCAGAGCTTTCCTGATCGCATTATCATGCTCTTCATCGGTTGCTGATATATTGGATGGCCTGACGGCATCCACGTCAATGGGCAGCCACTCCAGGGAGACCACATCATTATCTGCCGTCGTCTCTTTTGCCCGGTACTCCATCCTGTTATAGTACCTCGCCAGGAGATCCTGATCAATCTTATTCAGAGTGAAATAGACCGCCGGTGTTTTTCCGGCCCCCTGTAGATGGTTGTGGTTAGTCATTCCGGCGGCATCCCTGGCAGCCGCTTCATAGTCATCATAATACCCGGAGACGGTGGCTTTATACTTCCCTGCGCCTGGTATCCTCAGCTCGATCACATCTCCGTCCGGATGGTAAGCCCTCAGCCCGGCCAGGATCTCGCTTTCGTTTGCTGATAGCATCTAACCACTTTCTCCAAATTCAAACCTAGCCGACAAAGAGGCGTTGATAGCATTTTTTAATTTGTCGTAACCGTCGCTTTTTATAGCGTCTCTCATTTTGTTTTTAGGCAGGTTTTGAAACTCAGTGTTACTATAAAATCGGTTTTCAGTCAAATGATACATATGTCCTTCACCGAGCAAATAATCATATCCATCAGTCGCATCGTATGTTAGAAAATCAGGTGCCCCTACCAACATTAGAACAGGGTGATGTGTCCCTTTGTTGAGAGCCACGATTTTTTTATATTCGTCTGGCGTGAATTCTTTTGCTTTTACTTCGGCCCACATATTCACCTGTGGAAGCCAGAAATCCGGAAGATAACACCCGAGTTCTCCTAAATTGTATCCTTCTTTTTCATATTCCCATTCTATGTGCATGGCATCAAAAAATACTGCCCACCTTGCCTCCAGTCTACTCCGAAATCGATATCCTTTATATCGAGTTTCAATTGGCTTGATCGTTGGCGGCAAGGCCGGTCCTCCGTCTCAGAAATTCATCCCACGTCAGTTTCTCATCCTGCCGTTCTTTATTGAGCCGGTCGTGCTCACCTTCATCCAGCGTCCACAAAACGCGCTTAAACGCCATGCTAACTACTTAGTAGTTAGTCTATATAACCCTTGCGCCTCCCTCATCCTCACTCCTCCGGAGGCCACGGGGCGCGCCTGATCGCGTCCTGGATGAGGGCGGATAGCCCCCGGGCCCGCCTGTAGGCATCCACCTTCGCGGCCAGATCGGGCGGATACGAGAACCGCCCGTCCTTGGCGCACCGCTCCGCCGCGAGCTTAGTGCGCGGTGCCATGCTCAGGCCACCTCCTCGAATTCCGCTAGGTCTGGCACGATATAGCCTTCGTCTCTCATCACGTCTATGAACTCGCTGTCAACCTCATCCGTCTCTTTGATCCCTCTTGCAGACATTAAAGCTCTTATATGCTGTATATCGCTTTCAAATGCGTCCATCAATTCGTCATATCTCATTTCCTTCACCTTCGCATTTCACTATTACCTACTATGCAGTGTACACTATATATACTTTTCGGTGTACACTAGGATAATGCCAAAAATAGAGCTAAAAAAGTAGATTACCGCCCGGACCTGCGCGAGGCCCTCATGGCCGGGCGTCCTCCTCGGGCTCCATGTAGCTAATCGGCTTTCCTAATGCTTCTGCTATTGCAATTTCACATTGGACGCCATGAGACTCTTTCCATCCCGGGAGCATCAGCACAATAACCTCATCGCATATCCTGATATAAAATTCATCGAGCGATTGCCAGTAAGCCCAGTCGAGTGGTAGCTTTCCAGCCACTGCGATAGGATGAGTATGAGATATAGGGGAATAGACAAATTTGCCTTCCCCCATGAGCTTTGCTGCCGCTTGGTTCGCTTTTTCAAACCGGAATGCTCTGACATCTGCGTCCGGGTGCGTATATGGGCATGCTAAATAAATCATGTTGCCTCCGATGATTGTGGCTCAAATGCAAACAACGATGCTTGCGGCGGTTTTTGTGCTTCAAATTCCGCTCTCTTAAGATTCTTGCATGCCTGGTCGAAATAGCTCTTCTTTAGCTCTATCCCGACAAATAATCTGCCTGCCTTGACTGCCTCAAATCCCTCCGACCCAATACCAGCAAATGGACTCAGTACCACATCACCCGGCTTGGTCCATAGTTCTAACCCTCGCCTGATAACCTCTAGCTGGAGAGGTGCTATATGGCGCTCGTCTTCATCTTCTCTAGCAGACTCCTTTTGAAGTGTCTCTGATGGATTGATATCCATCCAAACCGGAGAAGCATATTGCTGCCAGATAGCCACCGGGAACTCCTCGGCTGTATGGGAAACGCGATCATCATTCTCTCCTGGCTTTCGGAAAGTTACTAGATAATCAGGTATCCCCTGGCGGCACATTGTAGAATCTTTCTTAAGCTGTTTCCAGAGGAGACCCAACGCCTTGGTTCTCTGCATGGCTGTCACCGGATCTTTCCAAATACATACCTCAGAATGGTAGATGAATCCTGCTTTCTGGAAGATCCGGATCAAATCGCCCCTAAAGTCTCGGATGCCTATATACCCATGATTCTGTTTGCTTGTCGGCAGATTCATGCAATGGACTGACATCAATCTGCCCGGTTTAAGGACCCGGAGAAGCTCAGGCGCAAGAAATCCAAAATGCTCAAAGAATTCTTCATCGTTTCTGCAATTGCCCATATCTCGCTCGCTATTGCTGTATGTATATAGGCTGCTGAATGGCGGGCTAAAGATGATATAGCCAACCGACTCGGATTCTACGGTTTTGATTTGCTCTACATTGTCTCCTAATTTCATCTCCCATCCATTACCGAAAGTTGCATCGCTCATATACGGCTCCACCTCCCTAGATGTCTCTTTTATATTTTTCTTGGTTATCTCCTGGGTTGCTGATATCATGCCTTTTAGCATTGCTTCAAAATCGCGTTCTTTGCGCTTGATATTCTTTACAACAGCGCCCTCTTTTTCAGATGTTATCACATAGACATTGACCTGCTCTTTTTGCCCAAACCTCCAAGACCTCCGCACCGCCTGATAATATTGCTCGAAACTATCCGATAAGCCGGTGAATACCTGGTTATGGCAAACCTGGAAGTTCATCCCGAATCCCGCTATAGACGGCTTGCTGATCATGATTTTTGTTTTGCCTTCTGCGAAATCGGTTAGTGATTGTGTTTTGTATTCAGGATCATCAGATCCTTTGACCTCGATGCTTCCAGGAATAGCTTTTTTCAGTTCCTCTGATTCTTTGTTGAGATCGCACCATACCAACCAAGACTCTTCTGGTTTGCTCATAACCAATTCAACTGCTCTGGATACCCTAAGCGCCAGGCTGTCCGTTCTTGCCCGCCGCCGGTCTTG